CGCCCTGATTCTTCCCGTCCAGCTTGTAGGAAGTGTAAACCAGACCGAGTTCCTGATTCTCGCCCTGAGAATAGCTTCCCATGACGTAACTATCCTTGCCGCCGAACTTGACTCCGAAATAGCCAATGAACGCCTGTTCCAGCGCGGCAGCAGTCGTGCCGTCGGTGAACACGTCAAACCGCTTTGCCGCTGTCGAGCCAATACCGGCACGGGTACGGCTCATGGCGTAGATTGCATCAAAGATGCTGTAAAGATTCAACTGAGCGCCAGCAGCGTCGAACCAACGGTCACACTCGCGCAACTGTTCCAGCCAGCCAATCGCATTGGCTTTGCGGCCAACACAGCGTCCGCCTTCAACACCAAGGCCGGTATCAGACAGGAAGTTGGTCAGTTCCGGCAACTGGTCGTATTCTGTGAGATTCTGTTTGTCGTTGAGCGCGCCCTGGAACCAAAGGGCGTTGAACAGGCGGGCCTCAAAATCTTCACCCATCTGGCGTTGGCGCTCGACTTCGGGCAGATATTCATACGCCTTGTAAAGAGGATTGTTTTCCAGCACAAGGTCTTGCCATTCCTTGAACAATTCGGAATTGCACATCGTCCAGCGCACGTCCTGCATCCAGAACGGCACGCGCTTGGTGTCAATCAGGCCGGGGGTGTCGTCGCAATAGCTTTCGGTCTTGCCGACGTTGGCAACACCACGATACAACACGCCGGTAACGGGGCTGTCGAGGCTTTCGGCAGGGAAGAACGATCCCAAGTTTTGGGATGTCAGACTCAAGTCAACCGAAAGGCCGTCGTTGCTCAGTGTCGCTCCGGCAACCTCCCATTGGGTTTTGGTCTTAACGCCACCCTTACCCAAGCTGACGATGAAAACTACCATGCCAACAGGGAAATAGCGCACATCGGCAGGAATGCCCTCAGCACTCGTTGCCACGCCAGTCCATGCACTGGCCGTGCCGCCGCCGTCTTGGTTCGTGCCAGAACCAGCCGTGAACTGCCACGAAATGTTATTACGCGGAATCCGCTGGTCGGCCATGATGAACGGCGCAACCTTGGTCAGGGCGCGTTCGTTCTGGTCAAACTTGATCTGGCCCTTGCGCGTGGTCTTGAGATTCGCCATGAAGAAGTCGCGCATCCCGTGTTTCACCGTGCCGCACGCCTTGATGGTAAAGTGCGTCATCAGCAAATGATTCAGGAGGCGATATTCCCCGCTCTTTTGGTAAATGTCCTCCAAGTCGTTAATCGTCTCTGGCTTGAGGTTGGCGCAGAGAGTTACCGAACCGCATTCGGCAATGGTGGAGCGGATAGCGGGAGAACACCGCTGAAATACGTCGTTTAGACCGGCTGTCGTTGGCATAATGATAATTTCAATTTCAGCGCAAGTTTATCTCGCGCCTCGTTGAAACTATCATCGGCCAAGTATTGAATCCCGCACAGTGCGATTACCGTTTGCAGAACGATTTGTTGCGGGCGTCATTCTTGGCGCAATAACCCCGGCTGGTGTTTTCTCCACAACCTTTAATTCTTCTACCTTGGCGGGCTTTTCTCCACCATGCCAAGTTGCGCCATTTTGAACATCAGCAGGCTTCAAACCCCGCGCTTTGATGATTTTTTCCGTGCGCTCATTTGACTTTGTGATGATTTCCTTCGCCTTTTTTGCCTGACTGAAGGCGTACAACGCGGACAAATCCTTGTCCGTGAAGTGCCAGCGGTTTTTTTGTTCGGTTGGCGGCATTTTCTCCCATTCATCCGATGTTGCAAAAACTTTCCCTTCGGCGTTGAGTTGTTCTTGTTCCGGTTTGGCCCGCAAACGCTTTTCTTCCTCCGTAACAAAACCAAGAATCTCCAGGTGAACTGGATTCTTTTCGGTGAACTGCGAAAGACCATTGGCAATCCGATAGATTTCACCGGCGACCTCCTCAGTGTGTTGCGCTATTGGAAGCAAATCTTCATACACCGGATTCTTTTCGATCAGCGTCCTCATTTCCACCGGATTGAAGTTGCCGCCGGCATCCAGCACCTTCTCAAACTCCGAACCAAGTTCATTGAACAGCACCTTGGCGGTGGTTTTCATGTGAGTTGCCACTTGCGGGAGAGCTTCGCGGGCATGTTCCCGACTCTCGATTTCAGAAAGTTTGCCTTCAAACTTTTTCTCAACCTTGCTGACAATCCCCTCAGCCTTCAACTCGGCCAGGGCTTCGACATATTCATCGTCGTCCCAACTGACATCGTTGCCTTGTAGGAATTCAGCGTGTTCGTCGTCGTCAAGCTGAAACGTCTTGCCCTTGTTGTTCGCCAGCCATTCGGCCTTGTAGGTTTCCAGCTTTTTGACCGATTCGAGGAACTGCTTGGGCTTTTCGGCCATTGCCCCGTTGTTCTTGGCCATGCGTTGCAGCGTCAGATATTTGCGCTTCATCTCCGGCGACAATGATTCGGACTCGTCCTTTGGAACAGGCGGCGTAGGCGGGGCCATACCGCGTTTCACGCCCGTCTCGACCGCCGAAGCAATTTTCTCCGCGTCAATGACAGGGGATGGTGACGCCGGGACAATGGCGGCCTTCGGCTTCTTCTCAACCTTTGGCGCGGCTTCGACGGGCTTTTCCTCAACCTTTGGCTTTTTGGTGCGAATCCCCATGCTTTCGCGCACGGATACAAACTTGCCGTCTGCGCCCTTTGGTGGAATTGCGGCTGCTGGTTTTTCGGCTGGAACGATTGGCGGGATGATGTCTGCCATAAGAATTAGGTGGTTTTGGTGGTTGGTTTTGTGTTCGGTTTGGCTGACGAAATGGTGAATGGATTTGGAACTTTTGCCCTCAAATCTTTCAAAAGCACTATCGCAAAGTGAATCGAATTTGCAACGGCAACAGCCTCTTTCGCCTTGGCGTCATATCCAGTCCGGCCCTCAAGCAATGCGTTGGCGGCTTCCACTTCATACTCAAACGCCTTTGATTCCAAGACATCGAAAAGAATGTTCAGCGCCTCGTCATCAAGGAACTTTCGCAGTTTGTCCTGTTTGACCTGTGGCAGATTATTGGATTGGTGGAGCATTTGGTGGTGCGGATTGTGTCATTCCCGCGCCGGGTGTTTGTGGCGCAGAAATGGGTTGTGGTGGAAACTGTGACGGGACCGGCATTTGTCCGGGATTCCCGGTCGAAAGCGCCTTCTTCAAATTCTCAACAATGCCAGTCAGCGTCTCGATGTTCTTTTCCATCGTGTCAACCTTTGCAGACTCTTGAGCCAATGCCTGTGCCGCCGGCTGAGTTACCGTTTTCGCAACCTGCTGCATGATGGTTTGCTCAATCTGCTGTATGGATTTCTGCAACTGGCCAGCCATCAGGCCATCTTTATTGAGCCGCACCTTGAAATCATCGTCCGCGCCGGCCAGGATCGCCGCTTGTTGAGCAAGTTCCACAAGGGAAGCGGGGTCAACTGCGCCCGAAAGCACTGGGTTTCTGGAAATCTCCGCTATCGCCTGATTCATGGCCTGAGACGCACCCATGTCCGTCTTTCGATTCATGTCTGCCCGGCGCGAAACAAACTGCGTCAGCTTCAATTTAGACAGTTTTCCGGTCACTGTGATGGTCTTTTGGCCAATTGATTCGGATTTGTCTTTGCGCTCAAACCCAAGTTCGCGCAAATGCTTGTCCAAATCAGGAATATCGGCTGAAATCTGAGCCTCAATGTCGTCCGTGTCCATGTAACACATTGCGGCCTCTACCAATTGCCGCTTCCATGCGTCAATCCCCTCATCCACCGCCGATGCCGTGAATGCCACGCGATTACTGGACGAATTGGCGATAATGTCAATTTCCTTGTTGCCCTGCTGGTGTGATGCCGCCGCTCCAATTTCCTGAGCCGACATGACGAGCATTCTTTCCAGCATCGAAAGCTCGGTGTTGAGAGACTGCAAAATCTGCGATGTGTCGGCGAATGGAAACGTCATGCTCTTGAACACATTCGACAGGTCAACGCCCGCCTTTTCCATCTTGTATGCGTCAAATCCAAGAAAATTGATTTGCTGATATTGCGACTGGCTGCGCTGGTTCAGCTTCGTGATTTGCTCCGAATCAACCGCTTCGGTGTTGTAGAAAGTGATGTTCGCCAGATTCCGCTTGATCGTGCTGATGTATTGGCACAGCGTATTGCTGACCAATTCCTGTGTCGGCTGGATTTCTTGGGCAAGGCTGGAATTTCGCCCGCGCCCGTCATCCGCATCATACCCCATGTAATCAGGTGCCCGATAACCGAATGTCTCGGCAAACATGATTACGTCATCCGCTCCGACGGTGAACTTAATCCACACTTTGTTCTCGTAATCGCCCAAATCCCAATCTTTTGGCACGAGTTGAACGAACTGATACCCGATGAAAAACGCACTGTCGTAGTCGTTCTTGCCGTAGGTATTTATCATCTTCTCCCGGTTCGTTTCCTTCTTGCCGCCAGTTCTGACATTCGGGAATTCAAGTGTGCATGGCGAAACCTCCCTGAAATAGCTCGCATACGCAGCATTTGGATCAAGCCAATTTGTTCCATGTGGAACATTATCGGTGTTCCAATAAAGCGGGTCGTTTGCTATTTCGCCCCACCGTATCACCGTCCAATAACCGACGTAGGAACAGCCCGTGCCGGTGTTTAGCGTGTGCAGCGGATAATTCAGGTCGTAATAGACGTTGCTGACGTGCGGCACGATGTATCGAATGCCCTGCTTTTCAACGTATTCTTCCCCGTCAGCATCCTCTTGATTTTGGACATCCCAACTTTCGACCGGGAATTTAATGGAAACCGCATACATCAAAGCATTGAAAATCCACTTCCTTAACGTTGCCGGATAGCCGTAATCTGTGGCAATGGATTCAACTAAGCTGGTCAAAATCTCACAATGAACACGGTTTTCCGCGTTGTATTTGCTCGGCTGATATTGAAACAGTGGGGTGACGTTGCGTTCGTTGAAGATGTTCGCCAGCCGGATTGTCAGATACGCCCGAACCAATGGTATCGTGACGTTGTAAAGCATCGGATAATTGGGCGTGTATTTCTTGTCCCCATTCTCCATCGTTTCTTCGCAAAACAAACAATTTGGATCAAGTGCCCAAGATTTCAGCGATTTCAGAATGTCCATTTCCGTTCCGCCCTGGTCGAGAATACTGCGAAGAATGGCCGATGTGGAGTTGTTCCAAGTGGCATCGTAAGACAGGTCAACAGCGTGCCACACCCTGTAATCAGTAAGGTTGCGCTCCTTGCCTTCACGCTGGCGGTCGGCAATCAGTTCCACCAATGCCTTGACTCCCTTCTTGGGCTTGTCGGCAGTGAACAGGGCTTTTAACGATTTCGTGTCCAGCCCGTATTTCTTGATCGTGGCCTTGCTAGTCACGGAGGATTATTCCATCATGCCGTCAACTGCCGGATTGCCGGTTTTGCTTTTCGCGGCGGCGATGGGCGTTTGATCCGATTCCTCGGTCGGAGCGGCAGTTTCCGCCGGAGTTTCAGATTCAGGCGCGGCCTCCGCTGGCGTGTGAGTTTCAACCGCCGTTTCGACGTTCAACTTGAACGGACCTGCTGCCGTTCCACTGCAAGCAACGGATACAGTTTCGCCGGCCTGCCAGTTGGCAGCAAGGGCTTGGTCGTCGGGGTTGCTTGGATCAAGGGAGAGAATTCGTTTTGAAGCCATATAATGGGTATGTTGAATTTTATCAATTGCGCCTTTTTTGGCATTGCATAAATACAAATACGCCTTACCGTAATCCATTGCAAGCGGAAAGTTTCGCCAGAACACTTTATTGAACCATGCAGTTCATTGATGGAAAACCCGATTTAGCCCCCAAACAACTTGCCCTTGTCAATCTCTGCCGTCAAAAGAATGGACTCAAAAAGATAATCCTGATGTCTGGTTCGCGCAAGAGTGGGAAGTGCCTGACACCAGACACGCTGGTTTATACATCGGAAGGCATCATGCCAATTTCGATGCTTGGAAGTGCTGAGACAGGAAAATTCTCCCAATGCCAAAAAGAGGTTGCCTGTTTTGATACAGAAACAAACCGGATCATAAAATCAAATACAGACCTTTTTTACAATTCTGGAAAGATTGCTGGTTTTACGATTCAAACGGATAGGGGCTACGAAATTTCATGTTCCGAAGAACATCCCGTCTGGTGCGAAGTGAATGGCGATATAGGATATAAAAAATCTTCTGAAATCAATCAGTTAATTAAATCTGGAAAATCGGTATGGATTCCAATCTTGAAAGAAAACACGCTCTGGCCAACCGAATATAAATCTATAAAGTACGAGTATTTTTATGGGAACGACCGAAATCAAGCAGCCGTTTCACAAAGGATTGAGGACGCAATTACTGGTGGAGCCGTTACAAACGAGGAAATAAGTCGGGTAAGCAAAACGTCTCTGACATCTGTTGCAAAATACAAATACTCACCTTTTTATCCAAACATTCTGAATGTGGTTGTTGATAACGACTTGGCATATCTAATTGGGTTGATAATTGGAGACGGAGGATATTCAAAATCTGTCGTTAATGCTTCTCGTTGTGGGTTCTCAAGTAATGACCAAGAATTGATCGAATCGCTTTCAGAAATACTTGCAATAAAATTTCCCGATTCGCTCGTTAAGCATACAGGGGGTGCTAAATGTGATTATAGGATCGAATCAGCCTCATTCCTTGAATTTCTAAAAGTTACCAGAATGGCCGGTAAGTATTCTTACGAAAAGGAAATCCCCGAATTCATATTTGGATCACCCAAAACTGTCGTGATTGGGTTGCTACAAGGACTTTTCGACACTGATGGAACAGTTGGTAAAAAGGGGAACGTCTCTTATTGTTCCACGAGTCGGAAATTAGCATTCGGAGTGCAAAACCTTCTGATGAGTTTGGGCGTTCGTTCTACAATGTATTTCAAAAAAAACGCATTTAAGGGGGCGTGGATTTTAAGTTGTTTCAGGGAGGATGAATTCTGTAACAAGATTGGATTCAGGCTCAAGCGAAAGCAAGACAGGGCAAATAAAGAGCGGAAAAACCTAATTGAACAATCATGTTATCCACCATCTTTGGTTGATGTCATAAAAGAATTTTACTTAACTCGCAAGTCTCGTGGGGTTGGAGAGTTAAGTCGGAAATTTCACAGAACAACCAAATATGGAGTATTCAGTAGAAATTTTTCACTCTCCCGAAAAAGAGTTGAACCATTGATTGATATTTTGAAATGCTCCAATGAATCCAGTATTCAAAAATACATTTGTGGTTGGGGCGTGTGGTGGGACAGGGCGGAACGGGCGGTTCCAATAATTGAAGAAATGGTTGATGTTTCAGTCCCCAAATACCGCAACTTTATTTCTAATGGATTCATCAGCCATAACACAATCTCAGGTATGGTGGCAATTGCCGATCACCTTTGGAACATCAAAAAGGCATCGGTGTTGGTCTTGTGTAAGACGCAAGGTTCGGGTGCAACGTCCGGCGTCTGGAATGAACTGACCGAGACGGTAATTCCGGCCTTCATCGCCGCCGATTTTGGAATGGAGTGGGCACCAAAGGGTTCTCCCGCGCCGTGGAAAAATGGCGGGGAGCCGCGCATTCATGGAGCTACAAAGAAAATGATGTGTGCCGTCGTAAATAAGCACGGCGGAATCAGTGAACTCGAAATGGATTCGCTGGATGACGAGCGCGAGATTGACGATAAATACAAGTCGCGTTACCAGTCCATGATTTACTGGTCGGAAGCCGCTGAGTTTTACGAGCGGAAATCTTTTGACACCCTTTTGCTTGCACTGCGTGGGTTTGACCTGCCGGATGAAGATTGCGTTTTTCTGATAGACTGTAATCCGGCACTGACCGGAGAATCCCATTTCCTTTACAACCTGTTTTATGAACTACGAATCTCGACTGAGGCTGATGATGATGAAAAGGTCTTTCAAAAGTGCCTGCACTTGACCGAGTGGACGATGGATGACAACCCATTTATTTCAGAGAATGAAAAGGCGATCATCCGGGCGGCATACAAACACAGTCCAGCACTTCGTTCAAGAATGGTGGACGGGAAATGGATAAAGATTGTTGAAAAAGGGCTGTTCACAGTTCAATTCTCCCGCGCGCTTCATATCGTCGGCGAACCAGATGAAAAAGACCCGGAAATCCTGATTCCGATGGAGGGTTGCACGGAACTCATCACCAGTCATGATGCTGGCGGCGTCAATCCGGTATCATATATTTTGGAAAAGTGCATCATCCACGATGAGAAGAAGGACACCAGCGTTTTCCGGTATCTTGACGAGTTGGCCTTCATAGGAGAACCAATATCAGTCGAAGAATTTACAGTGCTTTTCCTGAAAAAGATGGATTTTTGGGAAAAAGAAGTTGGAAACGAAATTAGATGGAGCCACTGGGCCGACCGAAGCGCATTGGATGTTAAAGAATCAATTGCCAACCGCACCGTGGCCGACGAAATGTTCTCCGTCAGCGGTGGCCGTATCAAACTTGTGGGCGTTGACAAGGGGCGCGGAAGTGTGGGCAACCGGATTCGTCTATGGAGAAAGCTTTTGATTCAGGGACGCATCGTAATATCCGGCTCAAAATGTCCGAAGCTTTTGGAGATGAACGAGAATATCAATTGCGGAAAGATTCCCGATTCAGTCTCGACGCATTCGGTTTACAAACACCCATTCGATTCATGCACTTACGCCGTTGCAAAAGAGTGCTGGGACGAATTATGCGATAACGTGATGACAATTAGAACTTCTTCAAGACCCAAGGCTGGAACCGGATTGGTGAGTATCCGAATGTGAAGGTGATTTCACATGGCGCAAAGCCAACCCACGCTTGGTGATTTTCACTACGGAAAATCCGTGTCCTTTGATTGGAATTAGTTCCCCATCCTGAAACTCCCGCTTCCAGCCCGTCAACGGTATTGATGTTTTTAGTTTCATCAAAATTTGTGGGTTGAAACCGCGTCCTTTAGGA